TAGGTTTTACAGGAGACCCTATTGTCGATGGTAAAGGTGTCAAAATAAACAATGCAGAACGAGGGATTAATTATCCTAGGGACTCCTACACTAAAGATTCTCTTTCAGATGTAAATCAAAATGCAATCACAGGTGGTAGTTCAGTTTATCCTAACGATTTAATATTAAAACACCAAGGTAATACAGTCAAAGAAGATTATGACAGAGGACTTGCACCGAAGTATCCATATAATCATATGATAGAAAGTGAGGCTGGTCATGTCCTAGAGATGGATGATACACCTAATCACGAAAGACTACATTTATATCATAGGTCTGGAAGTCGTATAGAGTTTATGCCTAAAGGTGATGCAGTCATGAAGGTCATGAATAATTCCTATGAGGTAATATTAAAAGATAAAAAAATATTAATCGCTGGGAGTGCAGATATAGAACTTGCAAATGGTGATTATAATTTAATTACTAAAAAAGGTACAACCGAAGATGGTGGTAATGTTTTTATTACATGTGATTCTGATATTAATCTTACAGCCACAGGTGCAATTAAATTAAAAGGAAATGTATCAGTCAATGGTACTGCATACGATTAATGCCAGAAGAAACTACAGTAGAAAAAATACCATGTCCGAAAGTAATTACACCTACTGCTGACGACCTAGAAAAAATAATAATTTTTATTGGTAACAAATATGGTTGGGAATATATTGAACCTCTCAACGAAATATTAGGTGCATTCCCATTGTCTCATGCTTGGGATGGTATTACTTTAGATATACCAGAATTAGAATGGGAAAATAAAATACAAGCAATCATCGAAGAATTTAAAATGTATCCGATGGTTAAAATTGCAGAGACCCTAGCAAAGTTAGTCCCTATAGATTTAGTTATAATAGAACCTATTACAGGTATTGAAGTAGATGTAATTAAATTATTTGAAGACCCAGATTATAAAGCAAAACTCTTAACAGAATTCCAAGAAGCTGGTGATGAAATAATAGACTTACTTGTTCCAGATTTTGTTTTAGAAAACTGGGATGGTACAGATGGTATCGATGTACCAGCAATTAAGATGAGTAAAGCATGGAAAGAGTTTATAAAGAAAGTAAAAGAACTTCTCAAAGGAAATATCTTTGAAGCATTTGAACCTTTATTTGACAATGCAGCTGTAAAGGCAGTAAAAGAAGTATTAGAATTATTACCAGAACCAATACCAACAATACTTAATATATTAATTGACTTACCTAAGATGGTTGCAAATGGTGGTAAACTAGAGTTTGATACCGATGAGTTCCTTATGAAGTTGAAAAAAGAATTTAAAGAAGCAGGTAAAGATTTCCAAGAAGAATTACTTGCAATGCCTATACCAGTAGTGTCAGAGATTGCTAGTGAGGCTGAAGTATTAGGTCTTGAGTTACCAGAGACACTAGGTGATTTAATTAATCTAGAGGACATAGGTGAGTTTAAGAAAATAGATTTTCCAAACTGGAATATAGATAAGTTGGGAGATAGACTTAAAGCATTTATAGAAAACTTACCTCAAATGTTACTTGAAGCATGTTTAGAAAAACTTGAAAAGATAGCAAAGTTTTTTATACCAGCAGATATACCCATACCATTTGATTTATGTGCATTCCTACAAGTAATTGGTTTCCCAAAAGAGATATCGATTGACAATCTAGTGGGAGAAGGTGCATAAATAATAGTATGAGTCAAGTTTATGGAAAAAATCAAAACAAAGTAACTGCAAGAAGATGGTATACTGATATGGATTTGAATATCACACCACATCCTTCTAGTGGAGACTTAATTCTTAAGTACGATAAGGATGCAGTTAAAAGGTCAATAAGAAATATTATGTTGACCAACGATTATGAAAGACCATTCAGACCAGGCTTTGGTGCAAACCTTAGAGCTCTATTATTTGAACTTGCAGATGATATTACTAAATTTGAAATAAGAAAACAAATTACAGAAGCAATAGAAGCTTTTGAACCTAGAGTTATGATTGATGAGATATATTTAAATCAAGATAGGAATAATAGAATGTATGTCAACCTTCATTATGGAATTAGAGGTGTGGAAGAGGCACAGGAATTAGAAATTATACTAGAGAGAGTACGATAATGGCAGTTAAAAGTTCACAAATTAATATCACCGATTTAGACTTCGATGATATTTCAAAAAATTTAAAAGAATATCTTAAGGGTCAACAAACTCTTAAAGACTATAACTTTGAAGGAAGTAATATCAGTTTACTTATAGACCTTCTTGCATATAGTTCACATGTATCAGCATTCAATGCAAATATGGTTGCATCTGAATTGTTTTTAGACACTGCACAAATAAGAAAGAATGTAGTTTCTCGTGCAAAAGAAATTGGATATACTCCGACTAGTGCAACTTCATCAATGGCCACTATAGACATGCAAGTAAACAATCCTATCATTGGTGGTGCAGTACCTACATCTCTTACACTTAATAGAGGTCATAAATTTAATACAGTATTTGATGGATTTAATTTTCCATTTGTATTACTAGAATCAAAAACAATATCACCATTGAATGGTGTTTATAAATTTGAAGGACTTGAAATATATCAAGGAATAATGAACTCAGATATATTCTTATACAATGGTCAAGTACAAAATCAAAGATTCCCATTGACAGAAGAAGGTGTAGACACAACTAGTATTACAGTTACTATAGAATCAACAGGTGGTTCAAGTTCTGCATGGACACAATCTACAGATATTAGTTCTTTAGATTCTACAAGTAAAGTATGGTATATACAAGAAAATGATTTAGGACAATTTGAAGTTTACTTTGGTGATGGTGTAATTAGTGCAGAACCTTTAGATGGAGATAAAATTACAGTCTCATATCTTGTAACAAATGAAGACCATATAAATGGTGCAAAAGTATTTACCATGACAGATTCAATTGCAAATAATACAGATGTTACAATAACAAATGTAACACAATCTTCTGGTGGTAAAGAAAAAGAATCAATAGACTCAATTAAATTTGCAGCTTCTAAATTCTATACCTCACAAAATAGACTAGTAACAGTAGACGATTACAAATCTAAACTACAAACTTTATACCCAGGCGCAGATTCTATATCTGTTTGGGGTGGAGAAGATAACAATCCACCACAATATGGAAAGATATTCATTGCAATAAAACCTGGCCAAAATGTAAATAAATTAACAAGTTCTGAAAAAGTTATCCTAAGAGACAAAATGAAATCACTAAATATGTTAACAGTCAGACCACAAATAGTTGATGCTGATATTATTGATATTGTAGTTAACACTAACTTCAAATACAACCCTCGTGCAACAACTAAAACTGTATCTGAACTAGAAACACTTGTTAGGGCTGCAATTGTAACACACGACAGTACCTATCTAAGTGGGTTTGATAGTATTTTTAGGCACTCAGTTCTAGCAACAGACATAGACAGTGCAGAATCCTCGATTCTTTCGAACACTACAACTGTCAAGCTTCGTAAAACAATCTCACCTACACTGAGTGAGAGTAAAGGTTACACTGTAGAATTTGGCAGTGGTAACTCTTTCTACAATCCACATACAGGACACAACAAAAAGAATGGTGGTGTAATAACAACCACAGGATTTATAGTATCTGGTGATACCCAGACTTGTTTCTTTGACGATGATGGAGAGGGAAATCTTCGAAGATATTCTATGGTTGGTTCAACAAGAGTTTATAGTGATAATCAAGCAGGAACAGTTGATTACACAAATGGTAAAATAACAGTTAATGGTATTAATATAATTTCAACAAGTAATACCGATGGAACAATTCACTTTACAGTGATTCCAAATTCATATGATGCAGTTGCATTTAGAAGTAACCTTCTAGATATTAACACATCATTGATAAGTGTGACTGGTGCAACAGACACCATCGCATCTGGTGATACGAGTGCTGGGGTGGGATATACATCCTCAACTAGTTACTCCTAAACTATGATTCATGTGTATGCATGAAGTAATATTCCCACATGGTGTGGGTTTTTAAAATGCTAAATTAGAGAGGAAACTTAAAATGGCAGATAAAAAAGTAACAGCATTGTCCGATTTAGGGACAGGCATTGCAGGCGAAGACCTGCTTCATGTTATTGACGACCCTTCTGGTACTCCAGTAAACAAAAAGGTTACAGTCAGTAATGTTTTAAATAACCTTCCAGACTATCTAGGATTTGCACAATCAGCTCAAGCTGTATCATTCAGTTCGAACGCTGCAACTGCAACTGCTGGTGTATGGGCACATTACCTAACATCTAGTTCAAGTGGAACAGATGTTTTAACATTACCAAATGGTTCTACAGGACAAGTTAAATATTTTGTCCTAGTGTCAGATGGTGGTAGTTCTCCAAGAGTAACTCCATCAGGCACATTCACAGGTGGTTCTTATGTGCAACTTGATACAGCTGGTGACAGTGTACAAATGTTGTATACTGGTTCAACTTATGGTTGGGTTGTTATAGGTGGTAACTCTTATACTATTGCATAAGGATAATTAAATGCCCATTCTCAATACAAGAATAACTGACCAATTACATGAACTCTTACCAGAGTACATGAATGAGGAAGGACAAGGATTTAAGAAGTTTATAACTGCTTACTTTGATTTCTTGGAGAAGGGTATCCTTATATATGAAAAGGGTACAGACCTAGAAAAGGTTGGTTTAGAAGATGGAGAAGGAAGTCTACTTCAAGAAGACCAGACATTCTCTCCATCTCCTATATCCAAAGCAAGATTTCTTTATGAACAAAATACAACAGGTACAACACAAACTGGTTCATGGGAAGTTGGTGAATATGTAGTTGGTTCTACTTCTGGTGCAACTGCAAGAATTGATGTTATTGGAGACGAAACCAATAAACTTTATATCGAGGTATTTACCGAAGCACAATTTTTACCAGAAGAAACAATCGTTGGTCAAAATAGTGGATACACTGCAAAAGCAAAATCTTTTGAGGGTGGTGCATTATTCGCTGCAAACAATCTGTTAGACTATGCAGATGTAGATAAGACAACAGGAGACTTTTTAGAATACTTCCGAAGAGACTTCATGCCTTCGATTGAT